AGCATCATGTTCGATGTCAAACGGTAGAATTGACCATGTGCCTATTCGCAGCTCTTGCTTTGCCTTAATCGTGCATAAGCGATGACTTTCAAAATTCATAGCTTGTTGTGTTCCAGCAGTCATATAGCTGATTACACCATTGTCGACAAACTGCTTTGTGTACTTTGCATGATCACCATGTTCGTGTGTGATAAGACACCCTGCTATATGTCTTGTTTTATATTTAAAATGCTTTTGAACACGTTCAAATTTTATACCTGCCTCAAGTAGTAACGTAGTACGTCCATCATTTAAGACGTAGCAGTTACCACTTGAACCAGTTGCTATTGTTTCAATTAAAATGGCTCTTCTTCGCTTTCTTTTTCTGTTGCAGGTTCTTTTATTTCTTCAAAGTCAGATACATCAATAGGCTTATCATTTTCTAATTCTGTGTATTGTGCTTCTTCAAGAACTGGTTGTTCAAAGTCCAATTGTTCTTGATTTGCATTTTCTTCAACTTCTGCGTCCAACACTTCTTTGCGTTGACGTTGTTCGGATTCTTGTGCGTATTTGAAAATATTGCTATCTGTTGATGTGTTGATATAACGTTTAGCAGCTCTATTGATAACTGTTTTTTTAGCCATTTCTTCTTTGAAATTATTATGTGTTTTAGAATTTTGTAATGCTTTTTCATCTTTAATCATTGATGACTGCATCCATGCTTGTTTAATTTGTTCAATAGTCATGACTTCAATATAGTTATCTCGTCCATCATTAAATACGATTGTGCAGTACGCACCGATAATGTTTTCTTTGTCGATGTTAAAGAAGTCTTGTTCGTGTTTAATCGCTTTGATACGTCCTGTTTCTCCCATTTCTTGCTTGAATGTATCGCCTTTATAAATCACTTGAGCAACAACATCTTGAGCACCTGCATCACGTTTTAACATCATTACATTACCGTGATAGCTACGTTGTAACTGCATTTTGTTGCCGTAAGGAATAAAGTAGCATTGATTTTTAGCTGGATTTAAACCTTGCGTTACCATGTCTAATAAGGCATTTGCTTTGCTTGTATCGTTACAACTCATTAATTTGTTATCTTGGCTGATTTGTAACCATGCTTGTTTCATGGCATTACTTGGTGAATAATCATTTGGCAATTCCAAATTGCCTTGTGACTCTAAAACTCTCACTTTGTTTAATACGTTGTCAGATACGTTCTTTTCTTGTACTAATTGTTGTTCAATAGTTTGTAATTTATTATTTTCAGTCATTTTATATAGTCTCCATTCTTAATTTTTTATCTTGTTCATTTACTATCAATTGAATTTGTTGTGATTCTGTTTTGATAAGCTCTGTTACTGATTCAGCATTATCAATAAATATTGGTGCTGTAACTTTAAAATGTTTTGACAGTGTATTGATGATATCTAAGCCAACATTAATTCTTGAGGCGTTATTTAAACCGCTGTCGTATTCGACGCCGTTAACCGTTGTGGAACATGTTTCTTCTAATTCGCCGTTAACTAAGGTATTGAATAACTTAAATTCAGCAATATCAAATTCGTTATTGATATTTTCAGTAAGCATTTTGACTTTTGTTGTTGTAAATTCTTTTAAGATATAAAGGTCATGTGAATACTTTTCTTTTTCATCCAATAATCTGTCTTCTTCATTTCTTAATTCAGAAATAACATCATCTAGATGTTTATTTGATTTTTCGATTGATCTTGACACTTCAATTTCTGATTTTTCTTGAGTAAGTTCGCTTATTTTGTCATCTATTCCTGAAACTTTATCTTGAATAGTTTTCCTGATGTTAGAGCGTTTTTGATTAATCTCATTTATCTCTAACATTACTGCTTTGTATTCGTCAGTTTGCGTAACGTCAACGTGAGTCGTTTTCAACTTATTAATTTTGTTTTGTATTCTTGCTGAACGCTCTTCTGCTTCGTTGATTTTAATTTGAAGATTATTATTGTCATCCTCTAACTTCTCGATGATTGGCTTTATTTTCTTGCCTTCTGAAATAATGTGATTGATAGATGTTTGTATTGTTTCTAATTCTTTCGATTTTTTTACATTGAATTTCTGTAAAGCTTTTTCTCTTGCCTCATTCACTTGTTCAGTTGGTAACTGTTGACCACAACAACTACATACATTGTCATCAAGATGTTCAAATTTTTGATTTTTAGATTTTTCTAAATCACTTTTTAGTCCTTTGTGATTTTCCAATAATTGATTACGTCTATTTTCTTCATGTGTGATTTGTTGTTTGTTTTGCTTTAATCTCGTTTTAAGGTTTGCTACCGTTCCATTTTCAACGTGTAATTCATTTGTTAAAGCATGGATTTTGTTCTCATTACTTGCGCTGTTATTGTCTTCTATGCGTTTCAATTCTGATTGTTTATCAGCTAATTGATTACGCAAATTAATTTCTTCCTTACCGTTTTGAATATCTATACGCTCATTTTCAAGTTGCTCAATTTCTTGTTTGATAATTGCGTATCTATCGTTATCGAATTCTGGTACATCCTGCTTATTTTGTTGTGTTTGGTTAATACGTATCGGAATATCTTTGATATCTTTGTTAATCTGTTTTATCTTGTCCGTAAGAATCTTTTTCTTTGTTTCAATTTCATGATCTCCAAGAATATTATTTAATTCTTTAAAATCATCATTTGTTTTAATGACATCCTCATCATTGATTGGTTTAGCAATTTCAAACAACAAACTTCTTCGCTTCTTCCAATCTAGTAAGTTAAATGCTTGAGGGTTCGTAATTAACTTGAATACATCTTCATCAATCAGTTCATCAATACGAGCTTTATAATCCTTTACTTTTATTGATTCATCATTGATATATTGTTTCTTCGTTCGACTTCGTGAGTATTCCTTGCGATTCGTTTTTTGATTTATTGTGTACTTAGGATGTGACTCTTTTTTAAAAGTCGTAATTTTTCCGTCGATTTCAAATTCTGCGAAAACAGTCGGAATTAACTCATAATTTTCTTCGTTTTTTTCGTTTAAAGGTACAGGGTTAAATGATTTGGTTGAACCGTCTAAACCCTTATCGAAAAGCAGCCATTGTAATGCGGTTGCTGTTGTAGTCTTGCCAGTCGCATTATTGCCGTATATTTTTGCATCTTTACCGTCAAAGTTAAATTTTTCTTCTTTGATTCCAGCAAAGTTCGATATAGTTAACTTATTTATTTTCATATCTTTCCTCATGCTCCTTTTTTAATCTTCCGATGACCTCTTAGCACCTCGATAATTAAATTTTTTATTCGTTCATGGCTGTCTGGATTGATTTCATGTATCTGCACAAGCTTATTGTTTGTTTTGTAACTGTCGTGATAGTGCAAGAAATTAATCGATAAGTATCCGTGATGATTACGTTCAATTTCCAATAATGCTCGTTGGTTTGACAAAGTATATTCGTCGAATAACGTCTTAAAAATATTCAATATATTTCTTTCTGTATCTCTCATGCTTATACCTACCATTTCATGACTAAGTTAATTAGTCTGTCATAATCATCTGCGTTTTCTTCAATCCATTCGTAAATAGATTGATTTAATATGTCTAATGCTGTGTATAGATCGTTCTCATTAGTTATGTTTATGCCGTCGATAAACTTATCTTCTAAATCTAAGATATTCACCAGAATGCTGTGGTCCTTCTTCTTAACTGCTAATTTAAAATCAAATCCGTCTACATTAATTACCTTCTGACATACATCGCCTATTTCGTAATACATCTTGACTTCCTCCGTTTTTCGTTTTATATTGAACGTGAATTAATTTTGCTAATCGTTTGTCTCTGTTACTTGTTGGCGCAAGTAGCAGTTTTTTTATCTTATTATCAGAGATGCTTCATAAATTGTGCCTTTTGGTTCGCCCGGCACTACTATTTGGCCGACCATTAAATATTGATGCACTCTTCTTCTGGATGATTTCTTAAGTTTTAAATTGTGTAATACTATGTCTCCAGTATGTCTATCTAAATATTCAACAAGATAATTTCTGTTCTGAGCCGACATGTAAATATGCGGGTTGTTGTACTTCTTTCTATATTCAGTGATCGTTTTAACTTCATCATCACTTAAAACAGCTTGTTCTGCCTTTCTTTCCCATTCCACACTAGGTTTAACGTATTCTTCAAACCAAGTCATTTAATCATCCACCCCATAAAAGTATTCTTTATAAAATATGAATGTCCCTATACTTGCGAATCCTGCAATTGACCACGCTGTAGTGAAGTATAGAAACGGCATGAGTACAATTGCTAAGACTGTGAAGCATAATACTGCTAATAGATAGCTTTTATATGTGTCACTCATTTTCTTTTTTCTCCTCTTTGGTTGTTTCATCGTTTATCAAACCTTGCATTTCCATTAATTTTTGAGGTATACCAGCTTTTAACTGGATTTCGTATAACATTTGTTGAATGTGTGGTGGCACTTCTACCATTCCTTTCGTGTATAATTTAGTTATCTCCTAGTGAAAGGAGGTGATAAGTATGGAATTTAATGATTTTCAAAATTTCTTTGGTGAACTTAGTAATCAAGCCGAAAAAGAATTCGGTGGTGACAGTGACTTTTTTAGAGATAGAATAAATAAGTTGAAAGAAGATGCTCCTGAAAACGTATCTTACGAAATTATTTATTCAATAGCTTTATACGAAAGCTTAAAAGCTCAACAAGATATGAAAATTTTGAATACAGTTAAATATCTTTTAGATCGTGACTAGCAATATCCAACAATGATTTGCTCTGAGCATTATTAATTTTTGGATAATCAAAATTTCTAAGTTTAAATCTTGTGTTTTTCTCAATCTTTACAACCTTCCACGTCACAACTGCCATTGTGATGAGGAGGGTTGTTTTGTATAGTGTGTTCATTGATAATTCCTCCTATTAAGATTTTTATTTTTCTCCTAAAAACTTATTAACAAAGTATTGTTGTCCTTTGCCTGTTACTTTTGGCGTCTTACTAATTGATGTGTGACCGTCCGAATGTGTGA